ATAGTTATGATTATTTTAAATATTGTGGTAAATCAAGATCTACAATAAAATCTTTCTATCAAAGACGTGATAGAATGTGGTTTGAGAAAGTTTCAAGACAAAAAACAGATCAAGAAGTTGTAGATTTCTTTGTTTCTAACTTTGTATCATGTAATGATCCAGAGACACTTTGGATTGGTGAGATGATCAAAGAAGGAGAGACAAGATATCAAAACTGGCAAAAGAAAATTCAGTCACTTTCCTATATCTTCAAAGAAGAATCACAGAGTCTCTTTGAAGAAAATAAATTTGAGGATGTCTTTAAGTGTTCTAAGGGACATCCTATTGTTCTTAAAAAATTCCTGAACGGTAAAATTAGTCTAGAAACCCTAGTCATTTATGATAGAATATTCCTGTTCGGGAATACGTTTGATAAGAAACTCCAGGATCCAGTGTGGGAAACCGTCAGTCGTAGGATTAAAAAATATAATCCTTTTCTAAATATTGATGTATTTCGTTTTAAGCGAATTTTAAAAGAAATTATTCTGGAGGATTCATGAGTTTCTTCAATTCTGAAGTTGTCCGCGCAGAGATGACTGAGATTGCAGAATTACAAGAACGTGTTTATTCAAACGTCTTTAAGTTTCCTGCAATGTCAAAGGAAGAGAAACTTCAGCATGTAGAACTTCTTGAAAGACTTCTTGATAAACAAAAAGTTCTTTATACAAGAGTGAGCTTATCTGATGATCCAGAAGCAATTGAAATGAAAGAACGTATCACTCAATCTGCAATTATGATGGGTATGCCTCCTGGCACTGATATGAATATCATTCTCAACAATATGTCTCAGATGCTTGAGGTGATGAAGCAGCAGATTGACAAGACAGGTTCCGACCTGTAGAATATGGAAACCATAAATAGATAAAGAGTTTCTTATTTTTCTGTGCCCGTTATTTACGAATTTATTAATAATGTAAATCAAAAAATTTATATCGGACAAGCATCTGATTATAAACAAAGGATAAGATCTCATAAGTTCAATTTAAGTCAAAATAAAAATACTCCATTTTATAATGCTTTGAGAAAATATGGATGGAATAATTTTTCTATCAATATAGTTGAAGAGTGTGATGAAGAAAAATTAAATCAAAGAGAAATCTATTGGATAGAAGAAAAAAAGTCGTTATATCCAAATGGATATAATTTATTAGAAGGCGGCAAACAAGCAAAACATACTGATGTTACTAAACAAAAAATATCAGATAGTAGAAAAGGAATTAAATTTAGTAAATCTCATATTGAAAATTTAAAGAAGTCACATATTGGATATGTGATGCCAGATGAACAAAAGAAAAAAATATCACAATCAAATAAAGGAAAAATCATTTCAAAAGAAACAAAAAATAAATTAAAGTATTCTCAACCTCACAGGAAAGAAGTTGGAAGATTTGATTTAAATGGAAATCTTGTTACTAAATATGACAGCATAATGGAAGCATCTATTGATTTAAAATGTTCTCCTGGTAATATATCTGAATGCTGCAATGGAAAAAGAAAAATGAAAACTATTTTAAAAGGAGATGTTTTAAAATTTTTATGATCAAGGGCTTGACATCCCTTTCTATTACAAGTAGCATAAAGTTGTCACAAAGGCCAAATCTAACTAACAAAAGGTAATCTAATGTCATTCGAAAATCTTAAGAAGCAATCTAAACTTGGTTCTCTAACTTCTAAACTTGTAAAAGAAGTTGAAAAAATGAATGCTACATCTAATAGTGTTGATGAAAGGATGTGGCGTCCCGAGATGGATAAAACAGGAAACGGTTTTGCAGTAATCCGTTTCCTGCCTGCTCCCGAAGGAGAAGATGTTCCCTGGGCAAAAATGTACTCTCATGGTTTCCAAGGTCCTGGTGGTTGGTATATTGAAAACTCTCTGACAACTCTGAGTCAGAAAGATCCTGTATCCGAACACAATCGCAAACTGTGGAACAGTGGTAGCGATAAGGATAAAGAAACTGTTCGCAAGCAAAAGCGTAAACTGTCTTATTACAGCAATATCTACGTTGTAAAAGATCCTACAAATCCACAAAACGAAGGTAAGGTCTTCCTCTTCAAGTATGGTAAGAAGATCTTTGATAAGATTATGGAAGCAATGCAACCTGAGTTTGAGGATGAAACTCCTATTAATCCTTTTGACTTCTGGCAGGGTGCTAATTTCAAACTCAAAATCGTTAAGAAAGATGGGTATTGGAACTACGACAAGTCAGAATTTGGTTCTGTTGAACCACTACTGGATGATGACGATGCTCTGGAAGCCATCTGGAAGAAAGAGTATTCTCTGGCAGCAGTAACTGCTCCTGATCAATTCAAGTCCTATGAAGAACTTGATGCACGTCTGAATGCTGTTCTTGGTCTTCAGACTCCTACTCGCTCTCGTGCTGTAGTTGAACAGGAAGATGATCTTGAAGAGTATACACAAACTCCTACTGTTCAAGATCGTGTGGTAGAAGAACTGGAACAATCTTATGCTCGTTCCAAGTCTCCTTCACTGCCGACTATCACTTCTTCTGATGAGGATGAAGATGATGCTCTTGCATATTTTTCTCGCCTAGCAAATGACTAAATAACTAAACCTATAAGGTCGCACTTAAGGTGGAAAGGGTGTCTTCGGGCACCTTTTCTTGTATAAATAGTATTGCGACTTTATAGAGTAGAACTATGGAAACTCCAAGAGAGTATTACTATACCTATTATTCCTATGAGGAATACGGTAAAGGATATTTTGGTTCAAGAACTTGTGAATGTTTACCTGAAGAAGACATAAAATATTTTGGTTCATTTAAAGACAAACAATTTAAACCAACACAAAAGATAATACTTAAAGATGATTATTCTACAAGAGAGGAAGCATATGCTGATGAGATTATTTTACAAGAGCACTATAAAGTAGTAGAAAATCCTCACTTTGCAAACAGAGCATATCAAACTTCTACTGGATTTAGTAGAAAAGGTATGGTTCCTCATAATAAAGGACATAAAATGTCTTTAGAGCAAAGAAAAAAGTTGAGCGATATTTGTAAAGGAAGAAAAGTAAATGAAGAAACTAAACAAAAAATAAGCAAATCTACTAAGGGAAGAGTATTAACTGAAGAGCATAAAAGAAAAATAGCAGAAGCAAATAAAGGAAAGTCAAGGCAAACTAAAGAAGGTTTGGAAAGATTTAAAAATATCCAAAAAGAAAGAAAAGGAAAACCTGGAAAAAAACACTCAGAAGAAACTAAAAAGAAAATAAGCGAAGCGACAAAAGGAAGAATTCCTTGGAATAAAAAAGTTTAGGTATATAACCTAATATTGTCTCCTTTCTTAAGGTTCTCAGAAACGTATTGCTGAGAACCTTTTTTATATGGCATAATTTCATCCATATCATTAAATACAACATTTAGATAAGTCGGTTTCAGTACAAAAATATTTCTCCTATCATCTTGTAATTTTTGTTCGTAATCAAAGTTAGTTATTGCTTTAGTAAAGTTTGTTTGTGTTACTTGTCTTTCTAAAATAGTATCATAATAAGTTGTTGTGAAATTAGATGGAACTCGAAGTCCTGCAGGAATAATAGTTATTCCATTTGTATTTTTAATTTCATTCGTTTCATAATGATGAATTGCGTTGATCTGATCATATGATCCATACTTCTCTAAAAGAAAATTATCAAATCCTTGTTGAGTTAAAGGCCACTCTGTTTGAACATTAAGAATGTTATTTGAAAGAAGTATAACCCAATCTAAAGTTTCATCATTATAGACTTTATATGCAACATTATCTGGTCTTTCGTTTCCAATAATTTTATACTTTGTGAAGAACTGTAGGTTTCCGAAAATATCTTCACGTAGTTTTCCACGCTTGAATAAATTCTTTACAGTAATGTAATCAGATATACTTTGAGAATCTGGTAATCTGCTGACGTATTGGAAATCGGGAACTTGACGGAAATAACTTGCCATATTAGTAACCTATGTCGTCTGATCTTAATCCTTCATTAAAATAATCATCTTCATAAACTGGCTCAAGTTCACTGAATCTTAAAGTCAACTGATATGATGTCATTGTTTTTCCTGGATCATCAAATGTCATATAAGTTCCATCTGGAGTATAATCAACATCACAACCAAGAAGAGCGCAATCTTTAATTCTATTTAATGAAGGATGATCACTTGATCCTGAAAGATATTTTATTTGAAAAATATTTGGTGCTTTTAAAAATACTGTTGTATTGGAAGTTTTTACTGACATTCCTTGTTTAAAAAATCTAATAATTCTTTTTACATTTTCTGCTTCTTTTTCACTTCTTGGAGATAGTCTAAACGTAAAATTAAAAGGACGTAATGTTGGTCCATTGAAAAGTAATTCTAAATTTGGATTAAGAATTGCACCTGTTGTTCTTGAAAATAATCCTTGAACTCCAACCGCTTCTTGCGCTAAATATAACTTAAATGCATTTTGCAAATCAGTATTTGTTGGTAATTCTTTTAAATTTTGTGAAACTTTCCCAAATATATTAGATGCTAAATCTGCTACACTACCTTTTTCATCCATAGCTCCTCTTGCTATGGATGCAGCATATGCTTCAAGTGGGTTTAAATTTGCTCCACCCCATTCAACACCATTACTATCAGTAATAGAAGGTTGAATAGGAAGTGTAACTGTTCCTGCTATTTCTGTTCCCCTTCTTGCAGTTGCACTAGGACCAGAAATTTTTGTATTTCCAATTGTTTCTGCTGATATTGCACCTAGACTTCTACCCACATATCTAAACATTTTGAATTGAATGCAATCTTGAGATTTTAAATTTAATTTAAGTGGATATCTCAGATTACCTTCTGATCCATAACTATATCTTATTTTTTCAGAATCTGATATCTCCTTATTATTTTCATTTACTTCTAATGCCGCTGGATTGACATTATCAATATTAACTGGTTCTGGAGTTCCGACATTTGTTGAAGTGCCTGCATTACCTCCACTAGCTATTGTTGGTCCTATATTTTTTTGTTGGGCAACATATCTCAAATTACTTTGCATTGCACTTTGTATTTGTCTTGATGTTGAATCAGTATATCCAGATATTCCAAAGTCATTTGCTATTTCTTGAATGCTATTATACTGAATTTTATTTCCAGTTCCGTCATCATATTGATAGGTTATTTTTCCATCTGTGCGAATTGCGTAACTAAGTTTTTTAATTACGGAATCATTTGAAGATGAATTTATTGGAATATATCCTGTTGGATTTGATAAAGTTATTGTTGTAAATGGACTTTTTCCATCTATATTATATGATTGGTTTACGACACCCTCACCAGTTCCTATATTCGATGATGATACCTGCCAAATAAAGTTTTGTCCTGCCATTAGAAATCTCTCCCGTCTACAAGGTGAGCCAGTATCTCAATTTTTTGTAAAGTAAGAGACATTTATAATAGGTTTTTTATTTATTTAGTTCTAAATTTTGAATAATTGATTCTTTTCATAAAATCAATTTCATCTCCATAAACAACATGTAATTGTCCAGCAACTTCATTCCATGTATAATTTCTAATACATTGTGATGGATCTACATCTTGCCAATGGAAGTTAAGTCCTTTAAATCCCCATGGAAATAATTCAAGAGCAGCGATTAATGGATGTTGATCATATCTGATCTTTGGAGTTTTTGCATTGTATATAAACGTATAATATTTTCCTGGGCTTGGTATTATTTCTAAATCTCTAAAAACTGAAATTATTTCTATCATTATTTCTTCTGGATCTGTTATTCCTACGATCCTTCTTTTTAAAATTTCAATTCTTGATCCTGGTTTCTCTCTTTGATAATCTCTATCTTTTTCAATTAAATCAATTAGTTTTTCTTTACTTAGATTCTCGTAGTTTCCTATTGAACCTTTTCCTGATGGAGTTTGATAATAAATTGTATATTTTTTTGCAATATTAATTAATTCACTTTTTGTATATTGACTTAATGATTTTTCGTAACCTGTAAGATCCATTACTTAATACCTAAATTATCTTCGGTTATAACTTTAAATTCAATCATTCTATCAGCACAAAATTCCTTTGCTGCTTTCCACTTTGCTTGATTGACTGCATAAGTTTTTGCTTCGTGTATGTATGATTTTGTCACTCTTGATTTTTTCTGCGGAGGAACAGTTTGTTTCTTCGGTTTTACTTCAATCACATAAGTTTTAATCTCACCAGTTTGTTCCCTAACTTTGATAATAAAGTCTGGAAAATATTTGTGAATTCTATTGTCAACTGGTGATATGTAAGGAATGTAAAACTCTTCAGAACCATATTTTATTATGTCAGGTGAACGATCACACCACTGCATAAATTTTAGTTCCCAACCACTTCTATAAACTATGTTTTGTGGATTTCCAATATATTTTTCTGGATTTTTTGGATGAAAATATCCTTGATTATATTTAGAGTCACGAGGCATTTTTCCAACCTTTATGCGATTTGTTTCTTCTATCCCGACTACATAATATATCAGTAGAAATATTTATAGGTAGATGCCTTCTCCTATTCCAACTAAAAAAACAGTAGCAGATTTAAAAGCATCTATTTTAAATCCTGCGTTAACCTCTCATTTTGAATGTTCCTTTAATCCACCAGGTGAAGTTAGGAAGTGGATTAATCAGAGAACTTCTGCGGGAATAGGCAATGGATATAATGATAATTTAATTTCATTGTCTTGTTCTGAAGCATCTTTACCTGGATCATCTTTAGCAACTCATGAAATTAACAATGATTTCACTGGAGTAACTGAAAGGCATGTTTACAGAAGGCAATATGATGATAGAGCAGATTTTACTTTTTATGTCGATCATGATTACAATGTTCTTCAGTTTTTTGAAAACTGGATGTCTTATATTGTAGGAGAGGAAATTTCTGGTGGTGTATTAGTTCCAAATTATTCCTATCGTGTTAATTTTCCAGATGATTACAAAACTGAAATTTATATTAAAAAATTTGAAAGGGATTACAGTGGAAGAGTATTGCAATATAGATTCTTAAATGCTTATCCAATAAGCATTAATTCAATGCCAGTTTCATATGATTCATCTCAATTATTAAAGTGTACAGTATCATTCAATTATTCTAGATATGTTATAGGTGGTGGTGAAGTTCTTGTACCTCCAAAAGAAGCACAAACACCTGCAGAACAAGCGGCAAATATTTCTCCAGGAAATTCTGAATTTTCTTCTTCCACAACTTCTGAGGAATATTATGGACAACTACCACCAGTCGAATCTGGACTTCCTTATGTTGGAAGAAACCGTGGACCCCTTGCACCATTTTCTGGTATCTAATAAATAATCACACTGAAACATCTATAGGACATTATGCCTTTACCAAAGATCTCTACGCCAACACATGAGTTGGAACTACCTTCTACTGGACAGACGATTCAGTATCGCCCTTTTCTTGTGCGAGAAGAAAAACTTCTTGTATTAGCACTTGAAAGTGAGAACACAAAAGAAATTACAACAGCAATTAAGAACGTCATTAAAAATTGTATCCAAACAAAAGGAGTAAAGGTAGAGTCACTACCTACCTTTGATATTGAATATCTCTTCCTTAATATTCGTGGTAAATCTGTTGGAGAAGAAATTGAAGTTAATATTGTTTGTCCAGATGATGGAGAAACTTATGTTCCAGTGAAGATTGATATTGATGAAATTAAAGTACAAAAAAACGAAGAGCATACGACTAAAATTCAAGTAGATCCTTCCATCGTAATGGAAATGAAGTATCCATCATTGGATCAATTCATTAAAAATAACTTTGACTTTAATGAAAACAATTCAATGGATCAGTCATTTGATTTGGTTGCTTCTTGTGTAGATAAGATTTATACTGAAGAAGAAGTTTGGTCTGCTGCTGATGTAACTAAAAAAGAACTGATTGACTTTTTGGAGCAAATGAATTCCTCACAATTCAAACAGATTGAAAAGTTCTTTGAGACAATGCCTAAACTTTCTCATACGGTTAAAGTCAAGAACCCAAATACTGAAGTTGAAAGTGAAGTTGTATTGGAGGGACTATCCAGTTTTTTCGCATAGGAATGATCCATATGGATCTTGAAAATTTTTATAAATTAAATTTTTCGTTGATGCAGTATCATAAATATTCATTAACGGAGATTGAAAATATGATGCCTTGGGAAAGGGATGTTTATGTTGCTATGCTAAAGAATTATTTGGAAGAAGAGAAAGCAAAGCAGCAGCAACAAAATGGGACCTGACGAACTAGACGATCTACTATCAAATATTAGAGCAGAATCTAAAAGAGAATCTGCTCTGTCTTTGTATGAAGGAACTAGAGAAGAAGATCTCGTAGACGAGGAAGTAGACGAAAGAGTTTTAACTTTACTTGGACTTAATGAAGTTTTTGATATTGATTATGGAACTTATGTTTCTCTTTTAAAAGAAAGATTAGTAGAGTCTAGAAATTTTGATAAGAGACTTTCTTCAGAGGAAGATGAGTTGCTAGTTAGTGAGTTTAAAAGAGTAAAAGGAAAAGTAGGTAGATTCAAATTAAAAAGAAAGAAAGTCACTTCAGATAATATTGGAGTAACTGGTCCTATTCGTGTATCATCAGACAAGTTTTTATTAACTGGAAAAGCAATAGTTCCTGAGTCTGCAGATAGTGAAAGTTCTGAAGATGTAAAGGATATAGAAAAGTTGCTTGATGAATTACTTAATAATATCCGCTTACAAAATAAAGAAGAAAAGAAAAAGTCTGAGAAAGAAAGAAAAGAATCTGAGGATAAAAAAAGAAAGAAAAGAGAAAGTGACTTAGAAAAACCTATTGTATTAGCAAAAAAATTACTTAAAACTATTGTAGCGCCATTTCAAAGTATTCTTGATAGGATTTTTAGATTCATAGGATTTACTTTACTTGGTTATGCCTTCAATAATCTTATTAAGTGGTTCTCTGATCCTAAAAATGCAGAAAAAGTTAAGTTAATCGGAAGAATACTAAAGGATTGGTGGCCCGCTATACTTGGCGCATATACTCTTTTTGCAACTCCTTTTGGAAAATTTATTCGCTCTATAACTGGAATATTATTTAAATTTACGCCGAAATTACTTTCATTAATAGCAAAAAATCCAGTTGCAACAGCGGCAACTGCAGCTGGCGTTGGTGCTTTTATCTCTGAATTGAAAGTTGAGCAGTTTAGATCTGAGCAAAAGAAAACGGATAAAACTATCGTAACTCCAGAAGAAACTGCTAAGACTGGAAAAACACCTGCTCCACCACAACTATATCAAGAACAGATGTTGAGGAGTGGTATTGGATTTAATGGCGGTGGAGTTGTTCCTAGATTTGGAAAATCTTTCTTTGGTGGTGGGCAAGTCTCTAGAGATCTTAATATAAATGATATTGCATATGAAGGTGGTGGTGGAATATATGATGATAGTGGTTTAAGAATCACTGGTGCTGGTCCTGACACGCAGTTGATCGCTGCTGCTCCTGGCGAAATTGTAATGTCCAAAAAGGCAGTTGATAAGTATGGCGCAAACTTCTTCTTAGGATTGAATAAGAAAGCAGGTGGAACTAACATTCCTAAAATGGTGAATAATATTCAACTTGCTGCTGGAGGAGGATTGGTTAGAAAACCTGTTCAATCTTTCCAAGGTGGCGGAATGGTTGGTTCAAAACCATCTGGTGGATTTATGGATTGGTGGAATCGCGGAAGAAATGTAAGAGTTCCGAATGAAAATACAGCAAGGTTTGGTGGATTAAATCAATACATCAGAAAAAATCCAGATCCAACAACTTTACTTGGTGATGATGCTAGACAAATTACTAGAAGCAACAAAGCATTTCAATCAGGTGCTACTGGATATAAAGGATGGAATCCTTTTAAAGCATTTACTCCTGGTATGGTAAAGACTGGTCCAACTCCTGCAATTCGTCAAGCAGTAGAAAGACCTTTAAGAGCATTTTCTGGTGCTTCAAAACTAATGAAAGCGGCAGGAGGAGCAGCTGGTTCTGTTCTTATGGATATGATTTTTCCAGAACCAGACTTTAATCCAACACTTGATGATGCAAGGAGAATGGGACTACCAATGGGTCCTCAATCTAAAGCATCTCCGCCAGGACCTCCCGTGATTTATACTAAAACAACTTATACAGTTCTTCCTCCTATTAAAGCACCATCTAAAACTCCTGCAATTGCAAGAGGTTCTAAAATTCCTGAATTTATTGTATCATCAACTAATGATACACGCTCAAAAAATGCTTCAATTTTAGGAATTGCTGATCTTATAGGAGCATAATGAGATGGCAACCATAAACTCTAAGAAACTATTACCTTCAAGCACTAAAGGTAGTGCTATTGAGAAACCAAAGTTTCTTGTTCCAGTTAAAAATATTTCCACTAAAAAAATAACTGGATCTGATTTAAAACCAATTGATAAGAAATCGGATACTTCTGGATCTCTTGTTGTAATCAAAAATAAGTTAATTGATATTAACAATGTCTTTAAATCAACTTATCTTATCAATAAAAAAACTAATGAAAGAAAAAGGAAAGAAAGCGAAACACAAAAGTCAAAAGAAAGAGAAACTAAACTAGAAAAAAAGGAACAGAAGACATTTACCTTTGGTATAATAAAAAGTGTTCCTGGTGGAAGTATTATAGATGCAATAAATCGTTTTATTGGATTTACTCTTCTTGGATATATCTTTAATAACTATGCAAAGTATCTACCAAAATTAATAAAGTTGGGTGCAAAACTGGCACCAGCAATGAAGTTTTTTGAATCATTTGCAAAAACTTTATTAGATAAAACCATAACTTTTGTAGATCTTGGATATAAGGCTTTTGATGCTGTAAAGAAAACTGTAAAGGACATTGGTGGAAAAAATTATGAGAAGATCTTTAATGATTTCAGTGACAATTTAAATAAAGCACTTAATGTTGCACTCGTTATTGCAGGATTAGCAATATCTAAAAAAGGTCCTGGAGAGGGTGGTGGTGCAAGAGGAACGACATCATTTTTATCATCTCTTCTTAGAGGAAAGGCACCAACAAAAGCAAGTGATGCTTCAATTGCTAAAAGACTAGCAGCACGTAGATTAGCAGAAGCACGTAGATCTAGACTATCCCAAAGACTGCAACAAAACGCTAAAAAAGCAAGAGCAGCAGAACTTGCTAGACAATTGGAGCCAGGAAGAGGAATTTATAAAAAAACTCCACAACTTAGTGGAGTTACTCAATATGTTGGTGTTGGTGGTAGGGCAGATGTAAGAGATCCTTCGGTTGTAGATAAACTGAATAAACTTCTTGAAAGATCATCACCCGGAGAATTAAAATCTGGTACTAAAAAAATTAAATTAGGTGATCTTAAAAGTAGAGGAATTCCTAGAGGATCTAAACCTGCATCTTTATCAATTCCAAAACCTTCTGGCGTTCCTAGTGGAATGGTTGCAAAAGGTGCTGGCAGTGCAAAATCATTTTTAAAAGTAGCTTCTGTTCCTGTTGTAAGTGCGTTAGCAGATTTTATTATTAGTTATTTTATTTTGAAAGAAAAACCAGGTAGAGCAGCTGCTAGTGCCATTGGATCTGGAATTGGTACTTTATTAGGAACTGCTGCTACTACTGCACTTGGACTTGGTACAGGTGGAATTGGAGCAGCAATTTTAGGTGGAGCAATTATTGGTGGATCCTCTATGGTTGGTAGTGCTTTCGGAACCACATTATATGATGCAGTTGTTGGAGCAAAAAAATCTTTTGGATTTGCTCAAGGTGGACAAGTATCAAGAGGTGGAAAGACAAGAGGTGCTCCTTCAAGAACACTTAAAACGAAAACCAGAAAAGCACCACCAAAAATTCAACCACAAAAAACACAACCTGGAAAAGATGTTGGTGGTAAATTAAAAATTGAAGAACTCTATGGTAAGGACGAACCAGGAAAGAGAAGTGCATTAAGAGCACTCCGAAAGAGTTCTGATGATGTAAAGAGAATGAGGTCCATTAACGGACTTGCTGGTTCAATGTTCGGTGCTGGTATTGATATGGCACTTGGACAAAAACCAGATAAAAATCTATCAAGAAATCTTGGAAATATTTTTGGATCGGTGATTGCATCTGCAGTTGATATGGAACTTAATAATTCTTTTGGAGATATTTCCAGATCTATTGCAATGGCAAATGGTGGTACAGTTCCTTCAAGACAAATTGGAAAGAGTTTAAGTATCGGTGAAAGAATTGGTAATTTTATTTCAAGAGCACTTGCAGTTTCTATTGAGAGTTCTGCGACAAGGATATTACAGAACTTACGTAATGAAATGAATTTGGAAGGTGGTGCTCCTGGTGGTGGAGATGGAATGCCACCTGGAGAAGTTCCTGCCGCAGATATTTCTGATGATCAAAGAAAGGCATCAAATGATCTTATCAAGTACTTTGAAAAATTATATGGAAAAAATGGAGCAATTGGGGTTGTTGCAAACTTGTTAAGAGAAAGTGGACTAAGAACCACTACACCAGATAATGCATCATATGAAGGAATGGCACAGTGGGATAGAGCACATAGATGGCCAGCTTTTGTAAAATGGGCACAGTCAAAAGGAAAAGATCCTTATAGTCGTTCTGCTCAGGCGGAATGGATTGCAATAGAATTAAAGCAACTTGGAACTGATGCACGATTAAAAAATGCAAAAACTCCAGAGGAGGCAGCAAGTTTATTTTATAATGAATTTGAAAGAGCCGCTTATAGTAAACCAATTCTTGGTGATAAATATACTCCAGATAATCCTCATGAAAGAAAAAATAGATCTTTTATCCAATCATTAGTTGGTGGTTCTTCAGTTGCTCCTCCTGCAATGGTTACTGGAGGATTAAAACCATCACAAATTCAACAAACATCTCCGCAAGGATGGAGATGGGGAAGAATGCATAAGGGAATTGATTTAGATGGTGGTGATGGATCTCCAATTTCATCTGCACAAGATGCAACTGTCGTTTGGGCAGGAGATAAAGGTGATGGTTATGGAAATAGTGTTGTGCTTAGATACTCTAATGGGGCAGAGACTAGATTCGCACATTTAAAATCACTTAACGTTAGAAAAGGACAATCAATAAAAGCGGGTCAATTAATTGGTAGACAAGGAAACACTGGAAGTTCAACCGCTTCACATTTACATTTTGAATATTATCCTAGTGGTGGAGCGATGACATATGAGGGATATGGCAATGCTACATCAGTAAAAGATAGTTATTTTAGATATGGTGGAAATGTAAAACCAAAATTTTTAAGTACACCACCTGATATTTTTAATATTGGAGATAAAAAATCTCAAGATAAAAATAAACCATCTGATATTTTTAATTGGAATCAATCTTCTGTTGCACCATCACAAACTTCAACAGTTGCATCATTAAATAGGACTGGTGCTTTGAAAGAACATACATCCGGCGCAGTTGCTTTA